ATCTTTCCATTTATCGCTATTGCCAATACAGGCCATTAGCTCTTTCATGTTAAATGCTGAATGGGCATCATCAATAAACTTGCCCATAAACAAATTACTAAATTCATCTTTAGAATATTCGTTTTTAAGCAATTCAATATCTATACGGTCAAAGCCAGAGTTAACTACATCAACAACGGTTAGCATTTGCCTGTAAATACCATCACCACATACAAGGCCATTTTTTAAGTTTTTATGGCTTATATCTATCTCAAAAGCAGGGTCATTACAGGCCATGGTTTTTTTAAACCATTTACCTGTCCATAACTCATAGGCTTCATGGCTGGTAACTGAAGGGGTACTAAAATAAGTAATACGGTATTTTTTATGTGTGGCCATCGCTTGTGCTAAACCACGTAACTCTTTAAATTTGGGGATCCAAAAAACTTCATCAACATACAAATCACCACTAGACGATTGCGCAGTACGAGCGTTGGTTGATTTAAAATATAAAGTTGCGGTTTTACCATCAGCCAAAGTGAGTGCCAAAGGCGAACCAGACAAATCAACATCAAAGTGTTCTTTACATAAAGCAACGATATTGGCTTTAAATATTTCAGCCTGATCCCTTGAAGCAGATATAAATATTTTATTATTGCCATTCACAACCGCATCGTAAAAAGCCTCAAAGCTAAAATAAAAAGTAGCGCCGATTTGTCTGGGCTTTAATAAAAAACGGGTTCGGTGATCTTGATTATCAAACCAATGCATTTGATGCGGATATAAAAGCTTTTCTTTTAACTCGTCTAACATTTCTTTGGTAATGCCAGAGCAATCATTTTTTATTTTCTTTTTACGTTTCTTTTTATTATTGCCTGAGTCGTTATTATTTGAATGATCTTGGTTATTGCTTCTTTGTTTGGTTGCTGGTGCAAACTTACTTTGATTAAGCAATGCCAAGTTTTTACATAAACAATCAAACTCTTTTAAGTCTTTATCTGTTTTATCTTCTTTTTCAGTTAATAAATTTATTCGTCTACTAATGCGGGTTTCTGCATCCATTACCGGGCATAACTCAGCCCAGTTATTTTCATCGGCCCAACGGCGCAATTGGCGTGCACTGGGCATACCGTCTAAATCTGCAATTTCATCAAAAGTAAAACCACCATAAACAAAATGTTCACGGGCTGTTTTTACAATTACGGGGCCGTATTTTAATTTCATAAACCACTAAATAAATAAACTCAATATCGCGAGTTTATATATAAAAAAGGCTAACTCGTGACTTAGTGTTTTGATAGCTTCCTATAACTAAAATATAGGAATTTCAAATGATTAAAGCGGTGGATTGATTAAATAAAGTGGGTGAAACTCAAGTTCTCAAATGTAACACGTAAATAAATTTTAGGATATGCAATGTCAGGTCAGTTAAGAACAATACCTTTAGCTATCGCTTCAGTTGGAATGACCGTTGATGGTCGTGAAATATCAGAACAAGATATTGATGATATTGCACAAACTTATAATTACAAACGCGTTGCAGCACGTATAAATTTAGAACATGAAGGTAAATGGTCAGGTCCATTTGCTAAGTACATTCACAATCAAGATATAGCAGGGTTTCTTGGTGATGTTATTGAAGTTACAACTGACTTTAATAGTGACGGCGTTAAATGTTTATATGCTGTTTTATGTCCTAATGATGGATTGTTAAAGCTTAATAAAGCTGACCAAGCGGTATTTTTTAGTATCGAAATCCAAAGAAACTTCATGAATTCAGAGCGAACCTATTTAACAGGCTTAGCGATTACTGATAACCCAGCAAGTACCTATACCGACCGTATCAAATTCAGTAAAGAACAAAACCAAACAGTAGAGAGCAAAGGCGACACGGAAGTCACTTTTTTAAAGGTTGAACTTGGCGACCTTCAAGAGCCAAACAAAAACATATTTAAAAACCTATTCACCTTTAAAAAGGACGATGAAATGAAACCAGAACAAGTAGCCGCAGCGATTAAAGAAGCACTTGGCGGACCTTTAACCCAATTTAGCCAGGCATTAACGGCCAATACTGAAGCCACAAATCAATTGCTTGAAAAACACAGCAAGCAACAACCTGGTGATGAAAATACCGGTGGTAATGATTCAGATGATTTATCAAATGGAAACTCAGAAAAAGAAGTTTTCACAGGCAAACAAAAACAAGCTTTTGATGAAGTAACTAATAAAGTTGATGGCTTATCAAAAGGCATTGATGACCTAACCAAAGCATTTAATAAAGCTGTAGGTGAAAATGCGACAGATACAACCGATAGCGAAGATAAACCCCCAGGCGAAAACGGCAAGTACGCAAATTTACTGTAAATAAAATTCAGTAATCAATTTAAATTAATTCGAGATTTAGAACATGAAAACAACAACGAAATTATTATATACAGCCGTACTTGCAGGTTTAGCACTTAACTACGGTGTTGCTTCAATGTCAGAGCAGTTTGCCATTGAACCTACAATTGAACAAAAGCTATATGACCAAGTTTATGAAAGTGCTGAATTCTTGCAGCAAATCGATACACAAATGGTGGATGACCTGGTTGGCAGTTCACTTACATTAGGTGTATCGGGTGGTGTCACTGGTCGTGCTGGTGTTGAAACTGATGATACTAAAGAGCGCCAAACAAAAGATCCATCTGGTTTAGCAGACCGTGAATATCGTTGTTATCCGGTTGAATGTGATGTGCATATTACATGGCAAAAAATGGATCAGTGGGCCAAGTTCCCCGATTTTCATATACGTTTTCGTAATCATGTTCGTATGGCTGTAGCGCTAGATATTATTAAAATTGGCTGGAATGGTACCGCAGCAGCTCCCGTAACAAATGTTGCGACTTATCCATTAATGCAAGACGTCAATATTGGTTGGCAACAACTTGTTCGCCGTGATGCTCCAGAGCGTGCAATTAGTGACGGCAATCAAAAAGATGGTGAAATTCGTATTGGTGAAGGTGGCGACTTTGAAAATTTAGATAGTGCAGTGCATGACCTTTTACAAGGCATACCAGAACATAAACGCATGGGCATGATTGCGATTATTGGTACTGATTTACTTGCCAAAGAAAAAGGTAAGCTATACGCAAAACAAGCCCATACCCCAAGCGAAAAAGAAAAGTTAGAACTTGAACAAATCATTGAAACTTATGGTGGTTTAAAGGCTTATAAAGTGCCGTTTTTCCCATCTAAAGGGATCATGGTAACAAGCTTTGAGAACTTAGCGCATTACATTCAAAACGGTTCTACCCGCACACATGTAGAAGATAACCACAAAAAGAAACGTGTTGAAGATTATCAATCACGTAACGACTGTTATTACATTCACGATTTAGAATGCATTGTATTTTTTGAAGCCGCAGCAGTTAAAACTGAACGTGTAAAAGACCCTACCAAATCAGAGCAAGATTTTGATGCAGCAAATCCAGCGCATTGGATTTGGTCCTAATTTCCCTAGTACATGAAACCCCAGCTACCACAGCAATGTGGTAGCTATTTTAAAAATGATAGAGAGTATTTTGAAATGAGTTTAGTCGCCAATCGTTTAAAAGCTGCCGCTTTAAAAGCACAGCAAAACACTCAGTCAGAGCAAAAAGCAGTACAAGCAAAAGTGATAGGCGTTGATTTGGCAAAAGGCCTTGATCAAAGCGTTTCACAATTAACATCTGCAAGCGCTGAACGTCCTTATAACATGATGCAATTCGACATGTTAAAAGTGGCTATGGATGCCGACTTAGGTCAACTCAAAACATTCTCAGATATAGAAGTTAAAGCAACATATAAAAGTGATGCTTTAAAAGTTAATGAGTATTTAACGTATTTAGAAACCTATCGTAAAAGCGGGTCCAATCATCCAAACAGTATTTTAGCTTGGGTATTTATTTGGTTAGTAGATTTAAAACGTTGGGACCAAGCCCTTGAATGGTTGCCTTTATTAATTGAGCAACAGCAGCCTTTACCTACCCGATTTAAGCGTAAGCATTGGGGCGAATTGGTAATTGATGAAATTTACGATTTGGGCTTATCAAATCTAGAAAATGAACTATTAACGCAAGAGCAATTAAGACAAACACTGAGCTATTTTAATGCGGTTATATGCCTTTTTGATAAAGGTAATTGGGAAATTAACCAAGTATGCCAGGGTAAATTATTTGCATTGGCTGGCAAGTTAGAAGAGAAAAATTTAAACCTTGGCAATGCCTTATTTAATTACCTAAAAGCACAGAGATTAAATGATAAAGCAGGTGTTAAAGGTAACGCCAGAAACTTATCTGAAAAGCTAGGTCTAGAAATCGATATTTAAGAAACGACTCTATCGCCGGTGGGCAAATAGCACAAAGTTATTTCATTGAATTGCTTTTAACTTTAATGCTATTGGCGCCCACACCTAATTTTTATTTGTAGGCGGGACTTTACTCGCGCAAAGGTTGGAAAGTATGAATTTATCAGGCATACCACAAGCAGAACCCACAACCAAAATAATTACCAATGATGGTTTTTATCCTGATTTAGATACTGCCGATTTAGTTAATTGTTACGAAATACCAAACGAATATGCAGCAAATGAGCAATTACTAATAAATACCTTAATCACGGCCATAGGTGAAATTAACGACTTACTAAATGATTATAAAGCAGCGAACTGGTACCAGGCGACAAAGTTAACGGATGTATCAAGCTCATTAATTGCTGATAAAAGCCTTTTAGAATCTTTGTATAAACGCGCTGTTTTTTGTAATGCCAAATCAAAGTTATTAATCAGTAAATTAAGCCAAACACATAGAGATAAAAGCTCCGCACAGCAATTAAGCGCAACAGACAATCAAAGTCATTGGTTAAGACAATCAGACTATGCCATTCGTCAAATGCTAGGTGTTAGCCAAAAAATAACGGTTTCAATTTTATGAGTGATAGCCAAAGCAAATTACAAAAGCTCACTGAATTTTTAATTGATGCCAAATACCAAGGCCATAAATTAGCGCATGCACAACAGTTTGATAGTTGGATTGAAGGTGGTCGAATCGAAACCGCCAGTACCAAAGTAAATGGCAATGGTCTTATTGCAGCACGATTTTATTACAGTGGGGTTATTTCAATAAATCCATGTAATGCACCGGCGCAATTGATTGCGATTTGGATAAGTTTTTGGCTACAAACAAATGGTGGTCATTACGACAGTTCAGATGTTGAATTTAGTTCAGATATTAACGATGACAACAGCTTTGATATAGAGCTCACAATAGAGCAGTTTTTTGAAGAAGTGGAATTGATTGAAAAAGAAAATGGCCCATTTGTTTTAAATAATAAGGCTTATGACTTAGGTGAACAAAGTCTTTGGATAGCCGAGCAGTTTACATTAAATGCTGAAGTTAAATAATTGCTACAGCTAGGTGTAAATACCAGTGAAGCGTTAAAGCAGCTTAATTTATTAACGCTATCACCTAATAAACGCCGTCAAATATTACGTGGCGCAGGTCGTAAAGTAAGGCGTAGTAGCCGCGACAGAATAAAAGCACAAAAAGATTTAAACGGTAAAACATGGCAAGGCAGATCAAACGGCCGTAAAAAGAAAATGCTTAAAAAACTGGGTAAACACATTCAAGTGCGCACCACAGCCAATAAAGTAGATGTTACTTTTTCTGGTAATAACATAGGCAGGATAGCCCGCGCACACCAGGAAGGTGTAAGCCAAACAATGACCGCCAAAGATGCACAAAAGCGTTACGGCACACCAGATTATAAAGCACCGGCCACACGAAAACAGGCTAAAGCATTACGTGCTAATGGTTACAAAATACGTAAAAGCCGTGGCAAAGGATGGAAGAACCCAAGCCTAAAATGGATCACTCAAAATTTAAATAGTGGTCAAGCAGGTTTGATTTTACGCATTTTAAAAGGCAATCAAAAAGGTAAATCAAGCTGGCAACTACCTTTACCCAAACGTTCTTTTTTAGGGCAAAGCCAAACTGAATATAAGCAACTTAAAAATTTTATGTTAGACGAGGCAATTCGCCTAAGTTAGATCAAAAGGAAAGTTAAAATGGCACAAGGTAAGGTAAGCGTTGCCTCGTTGAATACAGGCAGCGGCGCAACCAAAGAAGTTGAACGTTCAATATTAATTATTGGTGTAGGGACTGAAAGTTTACAAAAAATCGTGGCTATTAATGCCCAGTCTGATTTTGACACTTTAATAAGTGGTGCAGATTCAGAGCTTAAAACTCAGTTAAATTCTTGGCTTAGAAATGGTGATGATTTGGTGTCTGGTTGGGCAATCCCAATTACTGCAGGTGACAACATTTTAGGTTTAATTGATACCGCAATGGACCAAGATATTAGCCCTGAAATTATTGTTG